TCAGATTTGAATTCATCGTCTCTTCTGAAATCACCGTCAGGTCTAAGAAAAAGACCTTGATGTCCTTCTCCAATCCACTCTGAAATCTGTTTCTCGGTGATACTTCTTTCTGATTCGTTTCTTGCACTGAAGAAGGCAACATTATCACCTTGTGCAATAAATCTTTTTGCAATATCACAAACCCACTGAACAGGAGTGTCAAATACTGTAGAATTTCTGAATGATTTCCAATCTGCAGGTTTCTGAGACACAAAATGTCTCCTATGTTCTACATCGGCAATCGTTCCGTCTACATCAAAAATTACTGTTTTCTTAATCATGTATACAGTATATCAAAAAGTGGCACGCATTGTCAACGCATAAATAGTAATATGAATGAAAGTGATATATGTATTGATTGTAATCTTTGCTGTAGTGCAGAAGGATTAACTTTAAACATATATCCAGGTGAAGAGAACTTGATACCTGTAAAACATATCGAACTATACTTTGATACATACTCACCAAGTGGTGGTACTAGAGTTGTCTATGGTGATTTTCAACAAGTGAAAATTCCTGTGGGTGGTTGTCCTAATTTAAATAAGAATGGACATTGTGGTATATATGAAAAGAGACCAAGAACTTGTGCAGAGTTCAGATGTGGTCCACTGAAAAAATACAGTGAGGGTGATATGAGTCTTAAAGAGATACAAGAACTCATTCAAAGAGGTAAAAAAGAAATGAAAACAGACCCATATTTCTTTAAAACCAATTTCTTGGAACAATAAATAGTATTATAACGGAGAAAACTATGACAGATTATGAAAAAACAGTGAAAGTTTTAGAAGGACCTTGGTCGTCTAAAGCATTCCCAAATGGTGAAGAGACAACAGATGGTATAATACACAGAAAAATTACCACACTGTATGAAAAAGACGGATACCTTTGCGAAGAGGTGGTAACCAGAGAGTATAGAGGTAATGATTACTTTGATACTTCTACAAACAAGAGAGTAATGAAACTCAATGACTGAAATAAATAAATCAATTCTTAATAAGAACAACTTTAGATTACTAATAGAGAAAATACCAACAGTTGAATACTATGTTCAGTCTGTTAATATTCCTGGTCTTACATTCAGTGCAGTCGGTCAAGGTGCTGGTGTTGGACTAGATGCATATTTTCCAGGTGATAAAATAGAGTTTGGTAAACTAACAGTAAAGTTCTTAGTAGATGAAGATTTAGAGAACTTCAAAGAAGTTTATCAATGGATGAATTCAATTGTTCCTATCAAAGACCCAGCAGATTTTGGTGCATATGTTGGCACAACTAAAACTGCAACAGGAACAATGAGTGGTATAGATAATGATATGAATCAGTATTCAGACATTACATTGGTTACAAATACTAATAAGAACATACCAAACAAGTTCTTTAGATTCCATGATTGTTTTCCTGTATCATTAGGTGAGTTAGAATTAATCTCTGGTAGTGATAGTGAACCTGTCACATGTCAGGTAGAGTTCCAATTCTCTTATTATGATATAGAATCCAACTCTTAAAACCCCTTATAAATACTAGTATATTATGTTATAATGGTCGTATATGACTTTAGATGAAATAAAATTGATGTGGAAAGAAGACTGTATTGTCGATGATATAGAACTCGACAAATCAAGTCTTGATGTTCCTAGACTACATGCTAAGTATTCAGAATTACTTTCTGATACTCTGGTCAAACTCAAACAAAAACAATTTCAATACAATCTTCTTATTAAAGATAAGTGGTTGTGGTTCAATGGTAAACTTGATAAAGAGACTATTGATAAACACGGTTGGCAAGATGACCCATTTGATGGTATGAAAGTAATGAAAGCAGACATGCATTACTTCTTTAATTCAGATGAAGACTTAACCAAATTAAAAGCAAGAGAAGATTTACTTAAAATACAAATGGACTTTCTCAAAGAGTGTATGCAAAATATTACTTGGAGACACCAAACGATTAAGAATACAATCGATTGGAGAAAGTTTATGGCAGGACAATAATGTTATATCATAACTATCTATATGGATTACCAGCATACTTTACAGACGAAGAGTGTGATACACTTATAGATATTGCAAATCAAACTGAAATAAAAACAGGACAGATAGGTAATCCAATGAATGAAAAAAAGGATGAGGGAACTGAAGACAACAGAATAAGAAGTTCTTCAGTGTGTTGGTTTACACAAGATATGATGCCTGCACATATAGAACAAAAGATACATGATGCTATGTGTTTAGCAAATGAAGATACAGGTTGGAATTTTGATATTGCATATAGACAAGCATATCAATATACAATATATGATGCTCCCGAAACAACTAAAAAAGATAGAGGAGATTTTTATACTTGGCATACAGATGCAGGTCCAGAAAGAGACGATAAGAATATGTTAAGAAAATTAAGTTTTACATTACAGTTATCACATCCAGATGATTATGAGGGTGGTTATTTTCAATGGTTGGAGTCTCAACAAGTATTTGACCGAATGCATGATTCTCCTATAGTAGATGTAACTAACGCTATCAAAACATTACCTTACTCAGTAAAAGACAAGGGTTCAATATTTTTCTTTCCTTCATATGTGCATCATCAGGTCACTCCAGTGACAAGAGGCCAAAGAAAATCCTTTGTTGGCTGGTGTGTAGGTAATAGTTATGTCTAATATAGTAAGAGTTTCTAAAATCGATGAGGTCTTTTTAAAAGTCCATTGTGATGATGGTCTTGCAAGAGACTTATTTGATTTCTTTTCTTTTACAGTTCCAAATGCAAAGTTCATGCCGTCTTATAGAAATAAATTTTGGGATGGTAAAGTTAGACTATTTTCGATTAAAACAAATAAGATTTACATAGGTCTATTACCTTATATTGATGAGTTCTGTAAAGAAAGAGGGTTTGAATTTGAAGGAGTTGAAGAAGTTTTAGGTGTTAAAGAGAGACAACCTGAATTAGATGAATTTGTCAAGGGGCTTGACTTACCGTTTGAACCTCGTGGATATCAATTAGAAGCACTAAAATCCAGTGTTCAATATGGGAGACAGTTATTATTATCTCCAACAGCCTCTGGTAAATCTCTTATTATCTATATGTTGGCAAGATACTACAATAAGAAAACTATTATCATAGTGCCAACTACATCACTTGTAGAACAAATGACAAAAGACTTTATAGATTATGGTTATAAAGAACCAATCTGTAAGATATATCATGGTCAAGAAGTGTTCGATGCACCTATCACGGTTACTACATGGCAGAGTTTTGCAAAAGCACCTAAAGAAGTATTACAATCTTTTGATGTAGTAGTTGGTGATGAAGCACATCTATTTAAAGCAACAACACTTAAAGGTATCTTAGAGAAGATGAAGACTACTGCAATTAGAATAGGAACTACAGGAACTTTAGATGGTACCGAAGTTCATAGATTACAATTAGAGGGTCTTTTTGGTCCTGTTAAGAAAGTAGTATCTTCTGCAGAGTTAATTGAAGATGGCACGATTGCAAAAATCGATATACAAACCATCATACTCCGTCATACTAAACAAAAGAGAATGTCATACCAAGATGAAATGGACTATCTAGTATCACATCAAGGTAGAAATCAATTCATAACAAATCTTGTAGGAAGTTTAAGAGGTAATACTCTAGTGTTGTTTCAGTATGTAGAGAAACATGGCCAAGTTTTATGGGAAATGTTTAACCCAATGGTTAGTAGAATGAATGGTCAATTACATTATGTATATGGTGGAACAGATACAGAAGATAGAGAGAATGTAAGAGAGATAGTAGAAAAAAGTAAAAAGAAAAACAATGTGATACTTGCATCATATGGTACCTTTTCTACTGGAGTAAACATTAAAAAAATTGATAATGTTGTATTTGCAAGTCCTTCAAAATCAAGAATAAGAAACTTGCAATCAATCGGTAGAGGTCTTCGTAAAACCGATGGTAAAGATAGTATGAGGTTATTTGATATTGCAGATGATTTACAATGTGAAAATCACACATTAAATCACTTGAAAGAAAGGATAAATATCTATAACGAGGAAAGTTTTCCTTATACAATACAACAATTCGATTTAAAATAATGACAAGACCAACAGATTTAACTCCTAAACAATACGAAGTTCTAAAACTCAGAAATGGTTTAGAGGTTGTTGGTATGACAAGAGATACAGCATCAGGTATCGAAGTCACATTGCCGATGGTGTGCAGACTATCAGCTGGTGCAACACCAGTAGAAACACTTGCAAC